AGTACCATGCTTTTTTAAATTTATAAGATTCTTAAATCAATTCGGTAACTAGAAATGAACTTATCAATCCTACAAATAGCTGAAGCTTTTAAAGAAGATGCTGTGCCTATAGTTAAGGCAGAGATCCGGAAGAGGAAGGCTTTAATTAAACAGATCAATGATCACTTCAAACCATTCTATGATAAGGCTGCTTTCCTTAATGACGAATTCTCGAGAACATTTTGGAATATGGTTATTGATAGCATTAAGCCTAAAGGCCCTGATGTTGATCTCAAACGCCTCGAAACCATGCTGTTTTTGATGAAAAAGCCCACGAATAAGGCTTCTAAAGGGCATGAGGCGTATAAAGATATGGCTATTGCCATTGAGAGGGCTAGAAATGCGAGTATGCTTGATTTGTACCCTTGGGAGAAGCTCCGCAAGAACTATAATAGATGGGTGGCTTGTTGCCCTTTACATGGCGAGAAAACGCCTTCATTCGTGATCTACACCAAGAATAATAGCTGGTATTGTTTTGGTTGCCATGAGGGTGGTGGCCCGATAGACTTTATTATGAAATTAAAGGGTTGCGACTTTAAAGAAGCGGTGGAGATACTAGGATGAATAAAATTTATCCAATTACAGTTGTTGATGCTTTTGCGATTGGTTGGCTTGATGCAAAGACTAAAAAAACTACTACTCTTTTTTATTTACTAATTGAATTTAATGATAAATTAATGTTAAAAAGTTTTAACGTAAAGGAAGGTAAGAATGGCTAAACCGCTACATATCGAAACAGCTGAAACGATTATGACGAAATATACATTGCTATATTGCAACGGAGATTTCTACAAGTATGATGATGGCGTATTCTCTTATGTTGATGAAGCTTGGCTGAGGCAGCTTACTAGCCGGCTTATGCGTGATAAGTTTAGCCGGACTAAAGCCAATGAAGTGCTCAGTAAGATATCTGCTGATTGTTATACACCGGCTAGCGAGATCAACAAGACTGAACTACTTAACCTTAAGAACGGAATGTTTAATCTCGAAACGTATGCGATTACTGATCATAGCCCTGATCTAAAATCTACCATTCAGCTCAACATAGAATACAACGAAGATTCGCTTAGCAATTTATGGATAGAAACGCTTAACCAGATATTCGAAAATGATGTTGAGAAGGTCAAGATCCTCCAAGAATTTTGTGGACTATGCCTTACCAAAGACGTTAAATACGAGAAGGCACTTATCTGCATAGGTGAGGGCCGGAATGGTAAATCGGTAATACTTTATATCCTAGAACAGATGATCGGATACCAGAATCGCTCAGCAGTGAGCCTCGAGTATTTCGACAATCCTCATTACCTGGCCAACCTATATAATAAGTTGGTAAATATCTCAATCGAAACATCAGCTAAGTCAAGTGTATATGATGCTAATTTTAAATCTATCATAAGCGGTGATAGTATCGAAGCGGATCCGAAATACAAGAAACCCTTTATGTTTAGGCCATTCTGCAAATTAGTCGTGGCCACGAATAATCTTCCTCGAGTAGATGATAAGAGCGATGCATTTTTTAAACGATTATTGATCTTAAGATTTAACCGGCAATTCACCGAGGAAGAACAGAACCGAGAGCTTAAGCACCAACTCGATGATGAAATAAATGGTGTCTTTTTATGGGCTTTATCAGGATTAAAACGATTAAGGAAACAAAAGAATTTTAAGATCGGACAAAGTATCATAGACGAGGTGGCAGCCTATCGTAAAGAAAACAATAATGTTATTATTTTCATTGACGAATGTTGTATTATAGATGGTATTAGTGATATCAGTGTTGGTGAAGTATATAAAGAATATGCATTATGGTGTAAAGATTCAGGGCATAAGCCTTGGAGCAAGAATAAATTTGGTCGAGAGGTGACGAGGCAGTTTAAAGAAGTGTCATATAAACGCTCAAACGTGACACGTTACTATCATGGGTTAAGGCTCTCGGAGGTGAAAAGTGACAGATAATGACGTATTTGTGACGTTATTTTGGAAAATACGTCACTTATTAGAGTGTTGTGGTAGAAGGACTTATGGAGCAAATGACGTATAGTGACGTATTATCTCTTATAAGTAGTATATAATATAAAAGAGAGACATATAAGAGTTATAGAAAAAATGCGTCATTGCGTCACTAATGGTTATTAGAGGAAAAAAAGGAGGTTTTATGGATTTCCCTTGTAATAATTGTAAGCATGAAAAGATTTGCTCTAGGGATGAAGATTATGAGTGTTCTGCATTGTTTGTATTTCATCAATTAAATAAGAATAGTTTGGAAGAAAGGCCTATTCAGATAACTCTCGGGATAGCTTCTAATGAAGCATATGATAAAAATTTACAATATGTAAAGCAACAATATATTAAAAAATAATTGTTTGTTTAGTCCAATCCTTTCAAGCACTTTAAAAAAACTCCTTGACAAATGAAATTTTTTATGCTTTTAATATAAGCATGGAAGAAAAGATTACAAAGCAAGAGAACAGCCCCGCAATTGTCACACATTTCGATCCATCCCCTGAACAAGTAAAATTCCTCGAAGCATCTATCAACGTAGGCACTTATAAAAATAAAACTACTGTTTCTGAGCAAGCAGGTGTAGATAGATCTTGTTGGTATAACTGGCTTAAGAAAGCTGGCTTCGCTGAATGGTTCTACACTGAGTTTAATAAAGCTATAAGTTTTAGAGTATTTGAATTAGATATGATTTGCTATAACAATGCTAGCAAAGATTTTAGATACATGGAATTGTTGCAGAAAAAATATGGTGGTTTACCTGTTGGTGGTTCTGGTGTAAAGGTCGAAGTAAGTGCTAATGCTAACGCAGAAGCAAAAACGGAGGTCGAACTTGGAACAGAAGATGCTAAAAAACGACTTAGTCGCAATCTCGGAATCTTGCAAAGATACGGATATTTATCTCCACTCATTAGCGAATAATGATGTAAACATGGGTTTGGAATATTACATCAAAGATGCTAAGGGTGAAAGTATTATCCAATCAGCAATTCATAAAGAGATCCAATTCCATATTGATGAATGTAGAAGAAAAGGTTTTCGCTATTGTGGAATTCTAGCACCTTGGGGCCATGGTAAGACAGAGCAAGTTATCATTGGTAGAACATTACAATTCTTAGGTGAAGATCATAATTATAGAATATTTATAGTTAGCAACACTGATGATAATGCAATGTCTAGGGTTAGCTCGATATCAAGATATATTTTAGACGATAAAGATTATCATAAGATATACCCTAATGTTAAGCCGGCTAAACAAGGTGATTGGACTAAGCATAAATTAATAGTAGAGAGGGAGAGTAAATCTAAAGATGGAAGTGTTGAAGCATGGGGAGTTACTACTTCTGGTACTGGTTCTCGTTGTGACATATTACTCATTGACGATCCTGTAGATCTACGCAATGCAATATTGAATCCAGCCTTAAGAGAACAGGTTAAAGATAGTATTAAGAATGTTTGGTTATCTCGATTAAGCCCAGAAGGCTTTGCTGTTTATATTGCTACTATATGGCATAATGATGATGCTACCTCTGAAATGTTAGTTAACCCTGAATGGAAATTTCTAACGATGAAGATATCAGAGGACTTTGAATCTATTGAATGTAATTCTGCATTTAAGGGTAAATTTAATATTCCGCTATGGGAAGGCTATTGGGATAAGAAAGCTTTACTATCGAGATTAGGTGTTATAGGTAAGCGAGCATTTAATCGAGGATTTCGCCAGGAAGCTTTAACTGATGAGGATAAAACATTTCCTTCATCAGAAGTAATATTCAAAGAAGGAATTAAGATAAGTGATGTAGTACAGCCTAACTGGCCTAGAGTTATGGGTATAGATCCATTTGGTCAATGGGTTGTTTTGTTTACTATAGCATATAATCCGCATAACTTTACCCGATATCCGATTGAGATAGTGAGGAAGAAATTCGGCCCTAAAGAAACTGTTAATGAGTTACTTAGGCAGTTCGATAAACATAATCATCAAGTTGTAGTTTGTGAAAACAATGCAGCCCAAGAGGCTATCTTAGAATGGGCTAAAGAGAAGGGCAGAGCGGATATGCCGATCATACCTTTTACTACCGGCAAGCAGAAAGCCGATCCGGCAATGGGCTTGCCTTCTATCGAAGTTGAGTTCTCGAATGGATCATGGATCGTGCCTATGGGTGGCAAGCATGATGCTGATTGTGGTTGCGGATTTTGTGCATGGAAAAATGAATTATATAATCATCCTTTAGCCAAAGCTGCTGATACAGTAATGGCTTCATGGTTCGCCAGGGAAGGTGTTAGATTTTTAGTAGCTAAGAAACAACAAGAGCAAGTAGAGGCTGAGGTTGATGATGTAGTTACTGCTGAGGAAATGGGTGTTGAGCCTGTTGTGATAGGAGGCCATTATTAAACTACCTTTAGTAATATCTAGGAGAGTTCATTACCAAACTACTATCGATATAGAGTTTAAAGAATTATTATTCCAAGCAGTTGCTAGATTTATTAAAGGTGATTGGGGTATCTTATCTGATGCAGATAAAGAAACAAATAATAGAGCTAAGGTTGAAGGTGGAGAATTGATAGGGCTTTATAAAGCTAAGAGTTATGAGATAGCGATTATCTTACCAATAGATAGAAGTAAATTAGATGTAGTTTTGAGAACTGAACTAGGTAAGGAAAGGATACACGAACCAGTAATATATGATTCTAAAGGCATTAGAATAACTAAATGAGGTGATTATGGCAGGACTATTCGGTTTCAAATTTGTAAAGCAAAGTGAGCATGACAGCTTAATAGAATCTATGACATTATTACAAAGGACTGTAGAAGATTTAGGATGGAATAATCTAGGCCTCGATCAAGAGAATGAATCTAAAGTTTTGCTAGGTGCAGATTTTAATCAGATCCTCTTACGTTCAAAGAAGATGTATTATAATAATCCTTTAGCCGGCCATTGGATTAACTTAACTACTGGTTTTACTTTTGGTGAAGGGTTATCATTACCTACAGCAAAGGAACCTAAGATACAAGAAGTTATAGATGAGTTTTGGAAAGATCCTGATAATAAGCTTTCCTTAACATCATTCCAAGCACAGATATTGATATCAGCTAAGTTGCAATACGAAGGCAATCTATTCTTCGTGTTGTTTGTAGATGAAGAAGGTATGGTTAGGGTTCGAATTTTAGATACTACTGAGATTAGAGATATTATTAAACTAGATGGTGATAGGCAAAGAAACGCTTTTTATAAGGTTAGCAGCTATAATAGAAAATTTGATTTTGCAAGTGGGGCTTTCGGCATAGGTAGAAACGATTGGAAGATCTACGCTGATAAAGATACTCCTGATGAAGTTATAAAGCAAGCCAATATCCCTAGTGATCGATTTGTACCTGATGCTAAGATATATCACGTTAAGATAAATACTGATATTAATTCTAAGTTTGGTATTCCTGAATTGCATAGAGGCAATGATTGGATATCTACTCATAAGAATATGGCTGGAGATCTAGCTACTATAATTAGTTCATTGTCTAAGTTTACATGGAAAAAGAAAATCAAAGGTAGTGCTGCTAAAGTTAATGCTATTAAAACTGCTATGTCAACTAAGACTGATTTATCGAATAAAGGGCCGGCAGCCGGATCAATGCAAATAGAAAATGAAGGTATTAACCTCGAAGCAATGAAAACTCCTACTGGTGGAGTAGCAATAGCTCGGGATGGTTTAAGGCAGATGTTGTTGATGGTATCTGCTGCATCAGGGATATTCGAGCATTACTTCGGAGATCCTTCAACCGGTAATTTAGCAACAGCTAAGTCTATGGAATTACCGATGATTAAGAAGTTTGCTAATAGACAAAAATTATGGACTTCTATATACTCAGAAATCCTGCAATACCAAGTAGATCAGAAAATAGCAGTAGGTAAGCTAAGCGGTAGTGTTGAATATAATGCCAAGACAGAAAGAGTTATCATTGAGACTGATTTAGATAGAGTTATAGATATTGATTTTCCTCCGATAGTAGAAGAAGATCTAAAAGCAACAGCAGAAGCTTTGACTATTGCTAAGGATAGTAAATTAGTTTGTAGTAAAACAGCAGCACAGATATTCTTAAATTCAGCTAACCAGAACAACATAGATGAAGAATTAGAAAAGATAGAAAAAGAATCAGCTGAGAATGACAATAAAGAAGAAGAAGAAGGCGATGTTGAAAAAGATAAAGCAATTTTAGCAGCAGAGCTTTTAGCTAAAGCTAAACCTAAAACAGATAAGACATTATTAGAAGAAGCTATAGATACACCTGGTGATGATAATGCTAAGCGTTTGGCCGGAAAGAATAAATATGCAGAGCATCGCATGAATTCGTATAGAAAAGCATTAGCCGGTAACTTTTATAGGTTTAGAAGCAATGTTATGAGTAGCTTAGTATCCGATGGATCTGAGGATCAGGTAGTAGGTAACATACCTGATTTAAAACCAAAGATAAAAACATTTACTGATGATATGCAATCATCAGCGAAGAAGTTCTTCCCTGAAGCGATTAACATTGGATCGCAATTCTTAGTTAAGCATTTAAGTAAAGCTAAGGCTGAGCAGAAATTAAAGTTGACTGAAGCTAGCAAAGATATAAATAAATTGTTAGGTGAAAGGTTAGATTGGAATAATAAATATCTAACAGAAGGTTTTGCACCGGCTATAGAAACTAAGTTATTAGATACGCTTAGGCAGCCATATAAAGATGATAGACTACTTAGAGCTAAGGTTGGTGAATCATTAGCTACTTTTGATAGTAGAGTTGAGCAATACGTTGGAGCATTTTGGACAGTTGAAGAATCAGCGGTTAGAGCTACTGGCAAAGGAAGTGGTTTAATGGTCAATTTTGCTGGGCCGGAAGATGCTGATAATTGTGCCGGTTGTGCATCTGCGATAGCTAGTAATCCGCATCTTATAGATGATGCTCCGTTACCAGGAGAACAAGATTGTTTAGGCAGATGCCGACATGCACTACAAGTAATTGATAAATAGTATGAATAGATTAATGACAGTAAAGGATGGAGGTAAATATGAATAAACAAGAATATGAAAAAAATCCTCATGCATATTGGGGTGCTCCACAAGTAGGCAGAGGATCAAGCCAAATAGATTTTGAAAAAGCTGATTCGAAAGAAAATCCTATTTGGTTTAAGCATATATTACCAGAAGTAATACTTGAGAATGTTAATCATGGTTTATGTTTAGATCTAGGATGCGGAGGCGGTAGGTATATTGGCCTTGCATCAAAGCATTTCGATAAAGTAATTGGTATTGATTTTAGCGAATTTAATATTAATAAAGCTACAAAAAAATATGCTGATTTCAAAAATATTAGTTTTCTTTTATCAAGCCTTAATAATATGAAAGCGATAGAGAGTAATAGTGTTGACTTTGCATATTCGGCAGCAGTTTTTATGCATATGCCGAATGAAATAAAAAAATTAGCTTTACGGGAATTAGCTCGAGTGCTTAAACCAAGCGGTAGAGTAGTGCTTATTGAGATAGTGCCGATAGCTAATGGAGCTTTTGATTGCCCCGATATAAGTGCAGCTGAATGGAAGGATATAGTTGTTAAAGCTGGATTAAATATATTGTATGAATCTAATGCTAATCCTTTTATGAAATATAGGAATTATAAAACATGAGTATCGAAACAACATTATCAGTTAATTTCGGATCTAGAAAAGCTAGCTTAAGCACTATTGCTTATACCTTATATAATAAGGATAAAGCAGTATTGCAAGCGAGAACAACAACTGGTGTCACTGAATTAATATCGGGAACAGGATTATATCAAGCATTGATGTCATTGCCAAATGATTTTATCGGTTCGGTGGTTTGGGATACTGGCGAGGCGACTAAGCTTTATGCAATGCAAGATATAGATTTCAGGAAATATTCTACTCAGTCGGTGATTGTTGCTGGTAGGGGTGGTAAAGATATCTGGACTGAAAAAGAAAAGAAGAAAATATTGGAAGATGTTAAAAAGTTATTAAGTGCAATTAAAAATATAAAGATAAAAGATAATACTAATATTCTTGAAAACATAGAGGCTAGTATTAATTCAGGTAATGAAAGAGGTTTTCTTAATAATCGATTAGTAAATGATTCTTTGAGTTTGATACGTTCAGAAGTTAAAAAGGTTGATGCAGTAAAATCATTGCAAGAAGGTATAGAGTTATTAAGTAAAGGATTAGTAGCGATAATAGAAAATAAAGAAGTTGATAGCGTTGTTAAGGAGGTAAATACTTATGTCGAAGCTCAAAGAACTTGAAGAAAAAATCTTTGGTTTAAAAAATAGAACTAATAACACTATCGATACTTTGATTAAAGAAGTTGATGGATATAACAAGGCTATAGATAGGATCGATCTTAAGGAGCCTTATACAGAAGGTAATGCTCCTGATAATATTAAAAAACTTCCTGATAAGAAAAAGCGAGAATGGATACATATTTGGAATAGTGTATTTGCACAAACAAAGAGCGAGGAAAAAGCTTTTAAAGCTGCAAATGCTATTCTTAAAGAATCTAATGTTGAGCTTAATACTCTTTTGGATGTAACAGCTAAGAAACAAATCATGCAAGGTTTACTTGAAGAAATAGATGCTTTAATCAGTAAGGCTAATGATGGTATCAAAAATAAACCTGGAGCACCATCGATAAGAAATTTTTTAAAGGAGGTTAAGGCTAAAATGAAAAGTATGCTTAAGAATATCAAAGAATCTGATATAAAACAATCAGTTGAAAAGATAATTGATTCGATTAGTAAATTAGAAGAAGGTAGAGGCGATGGTCAAGGCCAAGGTGGAAATAAACAAGGCGATGGTGGGGCTGATAAATGTAAATGCCCTAAATGCGGTAATGAACAAGCTCACGAAAAAGGGATCCCTTGTAATGAAATTAAATGTTCTAAATGCGGTACTGCTATGGGTGGAACTAATTCATCTGATGTAAAAGAAAGTTCTATTGCCAATAAAACTGTTGCTAAAGAATCTGATGTAATTGTAGATTTTATTAGCTTAGGTGAAGCTAATTATGATCAAGCAACTGGTGATATTGATGTTATTTTAATTGAGGCTGGTACTAATGAATTAAAGAAAAGGCATTATCCAGTTAAAACTATTCAAGAAGCAGCTCCATTGTTTACCGGCTTAAAAATGTATATAAATCATCCAACTAAAAAAGAAGAACAAGAAAGACCAGAAAGAAATTTATCGGATTGGGCTTCCACAATAAAAGAATCTCGAGCCATAGACGGCAAGGCAGTAGCAAAAGTTTCTGTCCACGATCCATGGTTGAGAGAAAGGTTGTCAAACAAAACATTTAGGGAAAATGTTGGTTTGTCAATCAATGCAGGAGGTTTAATATCCTATGGTAAAGTTAATGGTAAGGATATGCAGATAGTTGAAAAGATTACTCTCAACAGGCGTAATGGCCTTGCTAGCGTTGATTGGGTTACTGAGGCCGGAGCAAGAGGGAGAGTTGCATCGAATCAACTGTTCGAATCTAGAGGGAGGAGTAAAAACATGTTAGATCTAAGTACAGTAACATTATCCGAGGTTTTAAAAGAAAGACCTGATCTTATCAGTGAGCTTAAAGAAAGCATTACTAATGAGCTTAAGAAAAGTAAAGAGAATGTAGAGAAGGAATCTAAGCTTAAAGAGGCTTTAGACAAGATCGCTGATTTTGAGAAAAATGAGAAAGCTATTAAAAATCAATCATTGGTCGAAGGTTGGTTAAAAGAGAAAAAGGTTAATGAAGTTCTTCACGAAAGAATCATTGAATCTTTAAAAGGCAAAGAGTTTGAGAGTGATCAGGCGTTAAAAGAAGCTTTTGAATCTAGCCTTACTAAAGAAGTTGGTTTCTTGAATAAGATTAGTGGAAAAGGCAAAATAGTCTTAGGTGGTAATGGTGAGGGTGAAGAAGGCAAATCATTGTTAGAATCATTGACTACTGATTTGAATGATCGTGCTGGTTTAAAGGACCCGAAAAAAGAAGGTGAAGAATAATAATCCGCTCTATGAAAAATAGAGAGACTTTAAAGGAGGTTAATTTAACATGGCTACTAATTTTAAATTTTCAGGGAAAAGAGTAACAATAGCTGTTGCAGCTGATGTTACTTCAGGTAAGCTAACTAGACAGCAAGGTTTTCTTGGGATTCCGTTGAATCATACTCTATCAGGTGCTTCAGTTGCTTTTGCTTTAGAAGGAGTATGGGGTTTAACTTGGGATTTCTACGCTAATAGTCAGCCGGCAGTTGGTACAATTTTGTATTGGGATACCAATACAGGACTATTATCGCTTGGTGCAGGAAGTGGAGATTATCCAGCAGTTAAGGTTGTTGAAGTAGTAAGTGCAACTGATGGTGCATTTTTGGGGTTATTGTTACCTCAAACTACTCCTGACACTGTTGATCAGAGCTAAGATAACGTAAGGTAAAATTTAAAGGAGGTTAATTCGATATGCGTAAAACATTGTTACAATCTTATCATGAGCTAAAAGAAGCACACGCAACTACAGATTTTCCTAAACTTTTAGCGAATACAATGAATAAGGCATTGCTTAGTAAATTTAAAGGTGTAGCTTCTCCTTGGAGAGATTATACTTTTAAGTCAAGTGTGCCTGATTTCAAGAAAGCTAGCCGAGTAGTTTTAGGTGAGTTAGGTGATTTAACCCTTAAAGTTGAAGGTGGGCCTAATCAGGGAGTTAGCCAAAAAGAAAATGGCTATGATATCCAGGTTACTACTCGTTCTGCTGCCCTTGATGTTACCCGAGAAACAATCATCAATGATGATCTAAGAGCATTGTTGCAAACACCAGAGAGATTTGGTAGAGCAGCAGCAAGAACTATAGCAAAGCAAGTAGTTGCACAGATTGAAGGCGACAATACAGCTTATGATGGTTCTAGGTTATTCTTAGCAGCTCATGGAAACTCAGGTTCTACAGCTTTGTCTAATGATGCAGCCGGTATAACTGCTCTTTCTGCTGCAATGACAGTAATTGAAAAGGCTACTGATCCTATCAGCGGTGAGAAGATGGGATTTTCGCCTAAGTATCTTGTTGTCGTGCCGGAATTAGAAGATACTGCTCGAAGAATTACTGATGGCCAAGCGTTTATTCCAGTTACTACCGCAGGAGGTACAACTCAGGTTGGCAAAGTAACTAGGTTGACAGTTTTGGTTGAGCCATTCTTCGATAGTACAACTGCTTGGTATGTAATAGCCGATCCTAATGAAGCCCCTGTAGTCGAGGTAACTTTTCTAGACGGAAAAGAAACTCCTGATTTACTTGTTAAAAAGCCGGATACAATTTCAGTAGCCGGAGGCGGAGAGGATCGTTGGGGATATGAATTTGATGATATGCACTTTAAGGCAAGATACGATTTTGGTTTGGCCTTAGCTTATTATCAAGGTATCTACAGAGGAAAAGCGTAAAAGGAAAAGCGTAAAATAAAAATATAATTTTTAACCCGGGCTGGAAAGCCCGGCCCGGGTTTTTTAAAAGGAGGAAAAATGTCGTTTACTTTTAACACAGCAACAAACATAGGTAAAGTTAGAACGTTAATCAATGATGTTACTGCTAGTTCTTTCGTATTATCAGATGAAGAAATAAATGTCTTTTTAAGTTTAGAAAGCAATGATATATATGGTTCAGCTGCATCAGCACTAGAAGCAATAATTATAAATAATCAACTATTATCTAAGTTAGTAGCTGCTGGTGACTACAAAGAAGATAATAGAAACGTAGCAGATAAATTAGGTAAGATTGCTGAGAGATATAGAAAAGCATCTGAAAGCACTCCAGCTGATGCTTATGCTGAGATCGCAGTTACTAATTTTAATTATATAGAAATAGAAATGAATAAAGCGTTGAGGGATAAAACTGATGTTTAAAAGTTGGAAAGAGCATGGTTGGTATAGAGTGCCTTGCACAAGGTTAAGAATTGAAAAACTTGTTGCTATGGTAAATGGCAAAGGGAAAAATGTACTTGAGGCCGGATGCAATGAAGGCTTTTTATCTATGGCTTTAATCGAAGATGGATGCAAAGTTACAAGTTTAGATTACGATATTAATTGGGTTAAAAGGGCAAAAGAAGTATTTGGTATTGAAGCTATCCATGCAGATATCAATGCATTGCCTTTTGAAGATGAATCGTTTGATATTGCGGTTGGTGGTGAAGTGCTTGAACATTTAGACAATCCGATTATAGGATTTAAAGAATTGTTTAGAGTAGCAAAAGAGAAGATTGTAATATCATTGCCAGTTGGAGCGTATTGGTTAGGGCAAAAAACTCATAAATGGAAAATTGAAGGTTGTTCTGTTGATCACGATACAGCACAGCTACATTTACTTAAAAAGGATTTAATTATCCTTGAGTTTACAAAAAGAGAGTATTGCGGTTTAAAGGAGGATTAATGGTTCAGGATTGGGTATTTGATAAAGAGATAGTAAATATTTTTGATGATATGGTACTTAGGAGCGTGCCTTTTTACCAAGATATGCAAAACATATTTATTGAGATAGCCTCTAAATTCTATAAACCAAATACCACAATTTACGATCTTGGTTGTTCAACCGGCACAACTATGCTAAACATTTTAAATAAGATTAATGACAAAGATATAAAAATTGTAGGCATTGATAATTCAGAAGCAATGCTTAAAAAAGCAGAAGAAAAACTTAAGGAAGTAACTAACAGATATCAATTAATTAATTCTGATTTGAATGAAGATATCAAATTTGATAATGCGAGTATTGTTATGCTTAACTGGACTTTACAATTTGTCAGGCCCATGAATAGAGATTTTTTGATTAAAAACATATATGAAGCATTGAGTAATGGTGGTGTATTGGTAATATCTGAAAAAGTTTTAGCAGCAAATTCTAATCTTAACCGCCTTTACATTGATTTATATTATGCGATGAAAAAGGATAAAGGTTATACAGAATCAGAAATATTAAAGAAAAGAGAAGAATTAGAAAATGTTTTAGTACCTTATCAAATTGAAGAAAATATTGAACTTTTGAAAAGAAATAAATTTAAAAATCCAGATGTATTCTTTAAGTATATGAATTTTGCAGGGATTATTGCAGTAAAGGAGGATTGAATGAAGATAGTGCATGAGTTAAATCAACTTGATTTTGGAGGGGTTGAGAGGGTGATCAATAACATTGTAAAGCTTGATAAGGGCAATGAGCATACTATTGTTACTTATCATGATGGGTTATTCAGAAAGACATTAGAGGAAAGTGGGGCTAAAATATTAATAGCCGGCAAAGAAGAAGTTGATGTAGAAGCAGATATTATCCATATTCACACTGGCGGTAATATTAGCAAATTAGGATATGAATTGGGCGATAAATTCCCGATCATCGAAACTATACATTCACCAATTAGATCACCAATGCCAAATAAACTTATCAAACAAAGGATTGGAGTTACTGACACTGTTAGTAAGCTAAATGATAAGTGCCAAACAATTTATAATGGTGTAGATATCGACTCTCTTATCCCTACTCTATCGCCTCAAAACATTAAAAAAGAGATAGGTATTCCTGATGGAATTCCAATAATAGGCAGGTTAGGTCGGATAGGGAGAGATAAGGGGGTTGAGCATTTTTTAATAACTTGTAGAAAGTTACAAAACAAAGGGTTAAACTTTATACCATTGGTTGTTGGTGGTGAAGCTAGAGATCACCAAGGTTATGTAGGCAAAATGAAATTGATGGCTGAGTGTTTAGATATAAAAAATATAAAATTTGTTGGGCATAAAGAAGATGTAGCTAATTATCTTCAAATAATTGATACGTTTCTTTATCCATCACAAACCGAAGGTTTTGGTTTAGTTTTCGCAGAAGCAATGTTGAATGAAGCTTTAGTAGTTGCGTATAAAACTGATGTTACTAAAGAATTATTTTCTGGTTATGCTTTATTAGCTGATAATAATTTTGATAGTTTGGTTAGTTGTGTTGAAACTAGCTTAAAGCAAAGCTATAGAGATAGTTTGTTGCCTATAGCTTACGATAGGATAGTACAAGATTTTAATGCCATTAATATGGTTAAGCAATACGGAATGTTATATGAGCAGCATAAATGATATTTTTACAGCTTTAGTAGATATTAAAAGATTAACTTCATCTTTGTTAGATGGAATTACTCCATCAACAATTATGAGCTTTGATAGACAGCCGGAAAGAAGTACTAGATTACAGATAAAAATAGAAGGAGCTGTTGTAAGCGGAGGGTTAGTAAATGTTTCTGGTAGCACCGATGAAACATTTAACTTTACTGGCAACAGTACATTGAAAGGATCTAAAGATTTTACTTCTGTTTCAGGATTAACTTTATCAGGGATTGTTGGGGGTAGTATTTATATAGATGCTATTAATAAATATGGACAACCTAATAATCAAGAGAAGAATGTTTATTCTAATATGCCGGTTAGATTTTATGCTCAAGATGGTAGGATCCGTATGCAGAATACAGGGCAAGAGAAAATTGCTAAGTATAAAATAATGGCCGATAAAGATAGAGATCTAAAAGAGAATGATATCTTGATTGCAGTATCGGGTATCACAGGATTAACAAGAGGGATCTTAAGCTTTGTACACAAGATAGTCGATTTCTCGGGAAATGGGCATCATGTACAAGCTGAGATCCAAGATTTATAAGGAGGATTTGATGAAATATTCTATAGTTTTGTTAACTCATGATGCATTAAGCTTAACAGCAAAATGCATAGAGAGTATTTATAAATATACCAAAGATTTTGAATTGATTATTGTTGATAATGGTTCTAGCGATGGAACTGTAGGATATCTTAAAGAATTAGATACTAAGAATGATAATATTAGACTTGTTTTAAATAAAAAGAATAATTCTTTTGCTAAAGCTAATAACCAGGGCATTAAATTAGCTAAGGGTGAATACGTTATAATTTTAAGCAATGATATTATTGTTAGTCCTGATTGGGCTGATAATATTAATATTCATTTTTCTAGAGTACCTCTTAAGAATATAGGTGCTATTGGACCGGTAACTTGTATGTCGAATGGTAAACAACAAGTTGGACATAAAAATCCTATAACATGGTTTAAAGAGAATAAAGGAAGATGGGCTCATACTGGAGTATTATTTGGTTGGTGTATTATGATTCCTAAAATTGTATTAGATAAAATTGGTGGCCTTGATGAAAGATTTTATAATAGCCATGAAGATAATGATCTAAGCTTAAGATTACAATTAGCCGGTTATAAATTAGTAATAGCTATGGATACCTATATAGATCATTTAGGGCAAGGAACTATTAGGAATGAAATGGATACTGAAAAATATTTAGAGAATGGTCGTATTAACCGCAAGAAATATCACGATAAATATTATGAGGAAGGTAATAAAAAATTAGTTGCTGTTTATAGAACTAATAATGGAATTCATC